AACCATCAACGGCCTTTTCATCAACAGTAACATCTGATATTTTAGTACCATTGACAACTTGTATCTCTCTATCTTTACAAAACTTTAAAATATATGGATATAACCCGGCATAGATTTGACCTGTTTGATATGAATATAATCTAATTTTTCCATCCCATACTCTATTTCTATATTGTGGCATGAATTTAAAACCAGGTACTTCAAATGTAAAGTATTCTGATAATTCTCTACGAATATTGTCTTCAGCTTCTATTGTAAGATAGACTTCGTTTTTCTTTTCTAATACAATATATCGTGTTAATGTCATTACAAATTACCTTCAAGTATATTAATATTTATTACTTGTTTTTTTGAGCTCTTTTATTGATTAACTCGACATCTATTTCATCCATTTTTTTCAGTTTTTCTTCATTTTTAAAAGCAGGAGGTAAACCTAAAGCTGGACGGGCATCAAGTATGCAAGTATCTTTAAAAGGACCATCAACATCATTATAGTGCATAAAAACTTGAGCATGAAGGTTTCCTAATAATTTTTCTCGCCAATGTTCAACAATAGTTCCTCTATAAACTATCATGTCGCCAGGTTCCATATAAATGGGAACACCCTTATTGTCTTCACCACAACTCTCATCTACCCACATAGGCCAATTGTATTTTTCCCAATTTTCTTTTTTATCTTTTAAATTTGAATTATCATAACCTATACACAAAGTAGTAGATACTTCACAACTTGGTCTATCTTTATGTCTTTTTAATTCATCACCTTTTTTATATAATCTCCAATACGAATATGTTGGAGCTAGATTAAGACCTGTAATCTCTCTCATTCCAGTCAACGCTTTTGACAACAAAGTTTCCATAACAGGATCCGCATAACATGAATATGTACCGTCAACTTGGCCATCGCCATATGCACCATCTGTGTCTTTATTATATCCTGGATATTTCCATTGTGCCATATATGCAGCTCTAATAGCTCTTATTTTACCATATTCATATATAAAATTAGCTAATTCTTTCGATATAAAATTTTTAATAACTACATAATTATGTTTTTTATAAAATTTTGCTGTATCTTTTATATTTTTCATTTTCTTACTTTCTATCTAAAAGGTTTTCCTAAACTCCATAATACTAAAGAATATCTGGTTCCTCTTGTAACCGGAGTGACACAATGATAAGTATATGAGGGAAAAATTATTATCGAACCTGTAGGTCTGATTTCTTTACAAGTGTGAAATCTTTTGGCACCTCTATGTGGACCAAAATCAAACTTTAAATTGCCGCCTGCATAGTTCTGTGGTTCTGTAAGATTTACTGTCATACTAAGTTTTCTCACTTTATCCCACATATGAATATTGTCAGTATATCCTGGAGCTAAATCACCGTTTCTTCTTAATGGTACCTTTTCTTTAGAAGCGATTGGTTTTTTGTCTTCAGTAAATCTGATAAAACCTTTTTCATCTCTTGCTACATGACGCCAATCTGGTTTTTCTTTAGACCCCATATTAATAGCAGCTTTATATGCACCTATTGAATCACTTTGGCCATCACTATGCCAACCATAAAATCCTCCGTTTTGTTTATTTCCGTGATATACTGTAAACTGAAACGGCTCTGAAAAATCCCATTCCCAATTCCAACCTGCGTTTTTGTTAGCGTGATGTATGTAAGGATGAAATAAATCATATAACCATTTATCGTTCAACCATGAAATTTTACTATCTCTTACATAGGCCTTATCTAAATCTACGCCAGTTTTAGCTAAAGAATTTTTTGTTTTAGCACCTATAGCTAAATTACTAGATGTTTTTATACCGTTAGATTGTACACCACCTTTTTCTTTTCCATCAAAAGTAGTTGCGTTTGTATTGTGACCTTTTGATTCATCAATTGTCATTTTTGATAAACCATAACTTATAATTTCTTTACACTTTACTAGAGGTATAGCATTTGTGTAATACATATAGTCATTTCTTAATTGCATTTAACTCACCTTGTTACTCATTTGTGATATATATTTATATTGCACCACTTGTGAACTTTCTCCACTCAATAGCATTTTTAATAGTGAATGTCCTGTTAGAAATTTGTCTAATCGTTTTTTCTAAGTAATCAATAACTGCATTGAGATATTGTACTTTTTGTTTTAACCTAATTAATTCCTCGTCAGCGTCAATGTACTTATCAACATCTGTTCTAAGTATTTTTAAATCAAAAGGTTTTTCTGCATAGACCGAGGCATCTGCCTTACCTGTATAATACTCCCATTTATCACGCTTCATTTGAGCAAGGTCAGTTTCGGCCTTAGTCAACATAAGTTTAAACTTCGTATAGTGTTTCATATACTTGTTGTGTATTTGGGGAGTTTTAAGGGATTCTAAGTCTAGTTCTGTTTCATTAATGGCCAAGTCTTTATCGGCCATTTCTTGTAGTTTTTCTAAATCCATAATTACTCCTATATTTCACTTCATTATACACTAAAACCGTTAAAAAGTAAAGGCTTAGGTGTGTGTTATTGTAGTTGTGCCTGCACCAACAGCTGTCGCAAAGTCGTATCTGTCATACTTAAATGTTACACTAGCTGTTAAATATTGAATGTCGTTTTCTTGTTGTGCGTAGTTTAATCCAGAAAGTCCTACAGGATAAACACCTAAAAATCTTAATTCTGCAACTGGATTATTTTTACTTGATAATACTGTTAATGTTGCATCTGAATAAATTGCACCCTCAGAAGGAGCGCCGTATTTAACTTTTCCTGGTTCATTTGATACTGCATTTGTAGAACCTGGAAATCTATCATTACCTGCTTGTTGTAATGCTAAAAATTCTTGGTATCCATCAGGCGCACCTAAGCCTCTTAACCAATTATGTATTTCCTGATAGTTTTCTAAATTTTCATCTATCATAAATGTCATTACTAAATCTTCATAACTTAAATCATTTCCTGGTAATGGTCTATCTTTGAATGGTGTAGGTTGTACTAAAGATGTTAATGAACAACCAGGTATATTAACAGCTGTACAAAAGTATTCTACTTTAGGTAATTTTATAATAGAAAATTTAAATTGTGTTGGTGAAGCATAATCCAACTTTGTAGGTTGCCTACTATAACTATTTGTTACTGTCATTTTTTTCTTTCTCCAACTGTTTATCTACCTCTTCCCATTCTTTTTGAAATTTTTTATTTTCGTCCCATAAGTGTTCAAAATTTTGTATAGTTAAGCCTGCCACTAATAAGAATAGTGTTATAAGAAATAACCAGAGATATTGAATTAAAATCTTTTTCATATGGACTATTTATCCAAACGCCAGGCATAAAAAAAGGGGAGGTTTTTACGCCTCCCCTTTTTAAGTATTGGTATTAACCAAACTGATATTACATCAAGTTCGCTACTTGAACTCTTTGGTAGTATCTGTTTGAGTTAGCAGAACCAGCACCGTTGATAACAGCTGCATCACCAGTTCCAGCTTCAGCAAATGGGTTTGCTTGTAAGCCGTATCTAGTTTTGAAACCAATCTTCGGTTGGAAAGTGTCCTGACCAACTGCTCTTACCATTTGTAGTGGTACATATGGACAATAGAACATACCTGCATCATAAGGTGAAGTACCTTTGTAGCCTACTACATAGTAGTGAGCAGACGCTGAGTTTGCACTATATGGGTCAATGTACACTTTAAATCTACCGTTAAGAACACCAGCAAAAGTATTACCTGTGTCGTCAACATTTAGATTGTTGTTAAGAGCTGGAGTATAGTCTAATACACCTGCCATTTGTAAAGCACTCGCTACATCAGCTGAAGTAATGATAATGTTACCTTTACCTCTTCTAGTTCTTTGAGCGATTCTGTTTGCATCTCTTTCCAATTGGAACATAAGACCTTTGAATCTCTCAACAGACCATCTACCGTTTGAGTCAGTATCTAAATCAAAGATACCAGCAGTAGTTACTGTGCCTGATGGAGCACCTTTTTCTGCGTTAATATAGATTGTTCTAACAACTTCTCTATTGATTTCCGCTAAGATTTCAGCAGATAGGATGTTAGCAAGTTCTGTTTCAGCATCTAAACCGTGGATAGCTTTTAAGTCTTGTGCTAATTCCATAGTGTATTCTGCTTTAAGAGCTCTTGACTTAGCAGTCACAGTTGATTTCTCAATTGAGAATGCCATTTCAGCAAACTGATTACCAGAGGCATCGCCTAGGGCTTCAGCAGCAGCTGTAGTCATACCAGTACCTTGTGTGTAAGTACCAGCAGGTGAGTCGTTAAGAACTTCTGGATTTGTGCCAGCTTGTGCTGTAGATGAGAAACCATCAACAGATGACCCAGCAGCATTTCTGCCTGAGAAATCTGAATCAGCTTCGTCAAATAAAGCTTCAGTACCAGTTTGTGACTGATATCTACTTCTCATTGCAAAGATAAGACCAGTTGGTCCAGACATAGGCTGAACACCAGCAATATCGTATGCGATAAGATTTGGCATTGCTCTTCTTACTAATGAGATTAAAATTGGATCCCAATTAGAAATAGAAGCACCAGTTGAGTTTGTAGGTGCAGCTTCGCTTAAGAAAGCAGCATCTTCTTTCATTGCACGCTCTTGGTTTTCCAAGATTGTAGCAGTTACAGCTCGTCTATATGAGTCGTTGATTTTTGGTAAATCTGCGTGCTCTAAGACTGGCTGCCATTTTTTTTCAAAAGTTTCAGATAAGTACATATCTTTTCTCTCTCCTCTATTATTTCGACAACTTAATGTCTTTAGTTTTAGTAATAGCGGCGGTATAAGCAGCCATGCTTTCCGACAAGTCCACATTTGTGGTTTCGCCTACCGCTACATCATCAATGTCAGATGACACATCTTTCTTCGCACCAAAGTATGATTCTTTGATAGTATCTACTTTTGCTCGGAAATCTGTTTCGCTTGTATAATCAACTTCTTCTGCAAGTTTGTTGAATTTCTCCTTAGCAACATCGCTTAAATCAGAAGCTGCTTCTTTTACGATTTCAGCTTTCTTCATTTCGCCATTTACCTTAGTTAGTTCAACATTCTTTTCGATTGACTCATTTAGCTTTTTCTCTAAATCATCAATCTTCGAAGCTTGGTCTTCTAAGACATTATATTTTTCGTCTGGGACATCAATATAATGGTCTTCGAATAGTTTTTTAAGACCAGAGATAAAATCTTCAGCGATTTCGCCTTTGATTCCTCTTTCCAAAGCGATTTCGTTTTCTTTCATCCATTCTTCTACAACATAGTTGAGATAAGAATCGACTTTTTCAACGAGAGCCGCTTTTTCATTCTCTAAATCTTCTTTCATTTTTTTATCGTAAGACGCATACATTTTTTTCTTCATTTCTGAAACTTTTGATTTCAGAGCAGCTTCAAAAATTGTTGCAGCTTTCGATTTAAATTCTTCAGATAAATCTTCGTTTGCCACTAAAGCATCTACATCAGCAGTTACATCAATGTTATCTTCTTCTTCGATAACTTCTTCAGCAACTTCTGTTGTTTCTTCTTCAGCAGTTTCCTTGATTTCTTCTTCAGAACCTTCTTCAGCTTCAGCTTCCTCTTTCTTCAGATGAGATGCTTCGGGAGCAACTTCAGCTTTCTGTTGAGGGTCGCCAGAAACTTCTTTTACTTTCTTTGTGGCGTCAGGATTGCTGTCCGTAGGTTTAACTACAGCTGCACCTAAATCTTCTGCCTCATTTGAAAGGTGTGAAGGTTCAGCCGCTACAGCATTCTTTTTCGGAGCGTCAGCCTGCGGATTAACAGCATTAGCTTCTTCTACAGTCTGCTCTTTTAACGCCTCAATTTTTGCTTCTGTTTCGGCCATTGAGAAATCTCCTTTAAGTTTTTATAAAATTTTATAAAATTTTCTTTTCTTAGAATATATTTATAAAACTACAGTTTTCTAATGAACGATTCAAAGACTTTTAGTTTTGCTTCTTCTAAAGCTCTTTGTTTCGCACTTCGAACTTCTTGTTTCCAGGCTTCAATATCCTTTTCAACAAGAACACCATTATCCCATACCCACTCTTTATTCTCCATGATACCTTGTACAAAGGCGTCAGGAGCGCTTGGGTCTGCGACAATATCAGCGGCAGTAGCTAAATAAAAGTCGTCTTTGACATAATTAGCACCGTTACGCTGTATTAGGGACCCCATACCACGACTAGATACGCCCAATTGAGCGCCTTCATCAATAAGACCTTTTACAATCTTACCGTATGGTGTGTCCATAATCTTTGCTTCACCGATAAAGTTTTTGCCATCTGGATGTAACTTAGTAATCATGTGTGATACTCGCTCTAAGTTAACTGTAGGACCGTCAGGATGACCTAATTCTCCGAATGCTCGCTTTTTATTGATGAATTCTTTGTTATATCTTAATACTTCTTTCTCAAGGACTTCCATAGGGTATACTCGGCCGTTTCTGTTCTTCATTTCGGCCTGTAAAAAGATACCTTTTATTTTATAATTTTTCTTGCCGTTAGTTTCTTCAACCAAATATTCGGCATTTGATACTTCTTCGGAAATTAGTTTCATGTTTTTAATCTCTCTTTTGTATAATATTTATAAAACTTTTTACCTAAACTCTATAATAATCGTATAGTTATCGCCATTTGCGAAATTTTTTGTAGATAAAAGTACATCTCCAGTAGGTGTAGTTGCGTTATTTGGTATCTCATCTCCCGCTGGTCTCAAATCCCAATAGCCGTTTCCTGATAGAAAAGCCGCTGTGGCATTTGTAGCCCCGTCCCAAATCAACTCTACGGCAGACTTGTTATTAGCAGTATTGATAGAATACCAAATCTTACTAATCTTTCTATTGCCATCTTCCGACATAAAAGTTAATTCTGAAGCATCTACTTTTTTTACCTGAGTTTCGCCAGTACCATCTGAGATGTTTGTTAATTTCGTAACAAACTTAACACCAGAAGTATCAGCTATAGTTTGTGTTGTTACTGTGTCTGCCATTATTTGTATCCTGCCTCTTTATGACATTCAATTACAATATTATATTTTGTAACTGCGTCACTACTGTTTAGTAATATATCTCCAATAGGGTCTTGTATCTTAACTTCGTCTGGCTTTAGTCCCCAATTACCTCTACCAGATAT